AGGCTGTCAGCGGGATCATTGTTTCGTTGATCAAGCGGCCAAACGCAGATCCAAGATTCTGAGCCAGCTCTTTCATGCGCTCAACAATCTCGGTTGCAGATCGTGCGCTCATGTTCTCAGGCGGCAAAGACTCGTCCAACAGTATCCGCTTAATGTTGCTGCGCAAATCGTTGATCACCAGCTGCGATACATTGAAATCACCAGAACGTGGCAGCGCTTGCAGTGCTGGCCCTTGTGGCCCACCGTTTCGCGCAACCGGGATAATCGCACCAGGTACCAGCTTAACGGTATTTGGATTTAGTACGCCATCATCAGCTGCTGTATACACACCACTAACAGCCATGCTGGCATTCTTTAGTAGCAGCTCAATGGTTTTGTTTAGCGTCTTAATGTCTGGTAATGCAGTCATCAATGGGCCGCGACCATAGATCTCGCCGGCCACCTTCATGTACCTAGAAATTACCCATGGGCTAGACTTGCGGCGGCGGTAGACCAGCTCACCTTTAGATACCTTATCGATAACGTGGTAGCAGTAGTCACCTCGGCCATGGTCATAAATTGTGGCTTCCAGCAATTCGATATCATCAGTTGGCTTTTGATCGATCCTGCGCTGCATCTCGCTAGGTATCTTTGCATCTGGCCACTGACGAATAATGCTTTCGCCTTTCATGCGGATCTTGCGATACACATTGTCTACCTGGCCATTCGCACCCTCTTCATAGCTGACCAGGAATAGTGGCACAGGTATGAAGTTAATTGGATTGATTGAATCGCCAGGCTGCACCATCATGCAAGCAGTACCAACCGACAGATCCAGCAAAAACTCACCCATAGCAATATCAAAATTTGATTGCTTTAGGACGGTAAACATTTTGTCGCAGTAAGCCTCAAAGATATTCCTAGCCATCTGCTGCTTTTCAAATGGAATATCTGAGCCTGGCTCTAGCGTTGCCCACTTGCGCTGCGGTGGAAACACCACCGACTGCAAACGATTGGCAAAGCGCTGCGTGCTATTGATTGCAGTTGAATCAAATACGCGCTGCATCTTTTTACTGCCAACCGCGCCACCTTCCCATACGCCATACAATTGACGCTGCGGTAAAGCAAACTCATACGCATCTTGATACAGCTGCTGAAACTCATCTTTCTTTGTCTGAGCTGCAGCCTGACGCTTAATGATTTGTTCTGGTGTTAAGCGAGTACCACCAGGAGCAGATTTATCGTATTCCATTATTCGTACCAATCTATACGTAATTCAGCCATCTGAGAACTACCGTTTACATTTGTCAATCTAAAGAGATAAGTAGTTAGTGGTTTTAAAATAAATTCAAAACTTAAACCACGACCACCTGCACCGCTTCTATTTCCTTGACCTTCTGCGCTTGTAATCACTTCAGAATAAAACTCTGTGCCTACCGCACTTACCGTAGGATTTAAAACTGCAACACCCTGACTAGCAGTATTAATTACCCTATTGCGTCTATATAAAGTCATTGATGTACCACCACTTGTAGTTGGAGACTCATATACATAAATTTCAGCTTCTCCACCAGCTTGATAATCAACAAATGCATGAGCCTCAACACCAGCCGGAAAAGCTATCGCAATATCAATATGTGCTCCGACTGCTAATCTAGCTGTATCTTTATGAGTCTTATAAACATAATACGCCCTACCTTCATGCAGCCTTACATGATTAACGTCAGCTGTAATTAAAGGCGAATCAGATCCAGCAACAACATAATCACCAGCGTTGTTTTTTTGGGCGATAGTTACAAATCGTGATTTAACGTCATCAGATTCGAGATGGGCATAAGTTAACGCCATTAATCATCCTCTTCTTCAATTTCACCCATGCCAACCAGTGCTGCAGTTATCGGGCCGCCTGGTTCCCAGGTATCGCACGTTCTGCTGGCAGTGCAAGGTATATCCCACTCGTCGCAATATCCACCAGCATCACCAGTGTCTACCCATGATGGATCAACCTCTGGTGGTGTGACCTGCTCATACTTTTTCATGCAGTCATCAATGAATTTTGTTTTCCAGTAATGGCCACAGTTTGAGCACAGCATTTCTCTGGCTGCACGCTCACTAACATTCCACTTTGTTGACTTGATAATCCAGTAAATTGTTTCTGGTGCTCTTGGATTAGCTGGGCCAAGATTAGCTTTAGTAATGCAGATGCGATGATTCTTAATGCTCATCTCTTTGTCCATCAATACCTCTGGACACTTCATGTCAGACGATTCGCTAATAGCCTCATCTGAAAGCATTTTTCTTTCTAATCGCGCCATTACATTGACTCTTTTTTCTGTTTGATGCCGGCCTCAGACATGGCAATAGCTACCGCCTGGTCACGCGATTTAACTTTATCTCCGCTTGAGCTTTTAAGTTTGCCAGCTTTGTATTCGCGCATTACTTTGGCAACCTTAGCTTTCATCTTATCTGATTGTTCCATTACGCCCCCTGCAACATTGGTCTAGCTGATCCACGCTTAGCAGCGCCAAGCCTTGCTGACTTGCGCTCTGCTAGTTCGCGTTGATATGTTGTTTGCAATTCTTCTCTACGCCTTGCAAATGGCTCTTCGTTAAACGCTTCTACCTGTGGTGCTGTTGGTGCTGTAGGTGCGGATGGCGCTTTTTTATTAAATGTCGGCATTGGAATTGGTGTTTGATAAACAGCCTTACTGCCGCCAGATGATTTTCTTATTGTTTCTGTATATGGTTTTTCTTCCCATGCAGAAAGAGCGCTTTTGTAATTCTCAAATTCTTGGTTATATCTTTCGGTTGCTGCTTCATACGCTGGTGATGCGACTTCTCTATATTGCTTCATTTGCTCTTCATACGGCAACATTTGCTCTGCTACATTTTTTTGATACCCAGCATAAGCAGTCTCGTACTCACCAGTTAATCCAGTAGCTTGCTTTTGATACTGACTAGCAAGCCGTTGAATATCAGACGTTTTGCGTCTGGCAAATAATGTCTGCTGATATTTCGATGTAGTAGATGCCATAGTTAAACCATCATCCCTGTGCCTAGTTGACCAGCGCTAATACCGAGTTCAGGATTAACGCGCTCCTGAGAAAGCAAAGATCTGCGACCGCCGCGAGTTCTGGCCTTTAATGCAGATGCTTCTTGAGCTGCTGCTTTACGGCGCTCTTCATCTGCAGCTGCTTGCACTTCTCTTGCTTTTGCATCCATTGCCAGCTTGCTTTCAGCATACTGTGCTTGTGATGCTGCAAACTGTTCTTTAGCCAGGTTGGCTTGCTGTTGCAATGATGCTGATTGTTTTGCATATTCAGCAGTTTGTTTCGCAACTTCGCCGCGCATAGCTGCAGCTTGCTGTTCTTGAGCAGCCAGCGCTTTACGCTGTTCTTTTTCAGCAGACAACCTAGCGTTTCTAGCCTCGTTTGCTGTGTAAAGACCTGTTCCAACTATAGCTGCTGCTGTCCAAACTCCTGACATAACAATTCCCCTTTTACCAATTGGCGATATTCATAAAGACCAATGTCTGGAACCACATACAACCTGTTTTCCAGCTCTTCAATATTTCTGCAGTTGTCTGGGTTCTCGTAAATATCAGTCCAAACAACCTCATCCTCAAACACTCTGCCGGCACGTTGAAACCCAGCTGGTGCGTCAAATTCAAATGGGCCTGTCAATATTTTGACATCGGTATCTGTGCTTACCGCAATAGTCCCACGCTCAAGCCTTACCTTGTATGCCGTTCTGTGCTCTGCACCTGTTAGTACAGTCCAAGGCGGTATGATAATGGTTCGCTCATAGATGCCAGGCAAAAACTTGTGTAGCGTGACAATCTCTACCTGCTCCATTTCCATCAGCCGATCCTGCAACTGAACAACCATTGCATTCATTTCTATTGTTGAAACTTCCTTGGTAGCTTCAAAAATGGCTAATGGATTATCCATGCGTGGATTCTATTGGGTTTTGTGGGAATTGCAATGGTGCGATATCTCATGAAAATACGTCGAAATCCATCTTGGCCACCACTTGCTGCGATGGCGCTCGGCCTGGCTGGTTGGATTGCCTGGTTAGCCGGTTGTATTCACCTCCACCCAGCAAAAGATATCCAAATGCGTCACCAACGTGAGAGTGCTCGTTCTTGTTTGGTGCGTCCCTGAACCGTTCCTGGCCGGCACCCACCGCAATTCGCTTGAAATGGTAGCCACCAGCTAGTGATTTGCGCAACAGTTTGCACTTTCTGGCCACAATCAACCCAGGTTTGCCCTCGATTAGCCGCTGCATAGGCATGGCAGCTGATTCTCGGCGTACCTTAAAATCATTGCTGGGTGCCGGCTGGGCTCGTAGACCTAGCGTGCGTAGGTAATCAAAGCTAGTAACCTCATAGATCTGATCTCTGGCCATACCGGCAGGATCTCCCCAGGGCAAAACCTGATAGCCAGGGTATTTGGAATTGAGATCAGCAAGCAAATGCTGGCCAAAACGCTCCAGGCCCATATCCTCGGTGACTATTTCATCTAGGATTTGCCACCGACCATTGGCTAAACGCTGGCCGATAACGGCTGCAGGAGTTAAACCAAAGTCTAATCCGACCTGGATTGCCTGGGTTGGATCCGGTTCTGGATCACCGACCATTAGATTATCGTCATACTCTGGCCAAACTGGCCGCCCTTCTTGGACGTAGGTATACAACCCACCTGCGTAGCAGCGGATCCAATCAGCGTTTTTACCGAGTAGCATCTGCTGGTAATAGCCGGCTGGCAGGTTCCCGACATTCTCTGCTTTGTTGTTGACTTTCCACCATTTAGCGCCAGCGAATATATGGTCATTGGCTTCTGGGTGATCTGGTAGTTCGGCGGCTGATACTTCGACAATCCCGCCTGGCTGCTTGAAGAACTGCCAGGCATACTTACCCGACATTTTTTCTTTTTCTGCCAATCTAAACCACCAGTGGTCATCGTCCATAGGATTAGTATCCATCCAAATGCCATGCCAAGTAGCGCCGCCATCACGCTTAGTGGGATAGCGGCCAACACGATGAGTAAGCCCATCAATAACTGCTTTCGGAAGTTCTCTGGCTTCATTTACCCAGGCTCCTGTCAATTCAAGTGAGAGTAATTTGCGCACATCCTTTGGTTGATCGAGCGCCAGAAATATGACTTCACAGTCAATGCCGGCAGCATCACCTCTAGATGGCAAGCGAATATGATGCGTAATAGGTGGAGTCCAGAGCAGTGGCCCGAATGTGTTCTCTGGGAATAGATCTGTCCAGGTTTTGATAGTGGTGGTCTTTAGCATTGGGTAGCTATTACGCACAATGGCAAACCTGGTATACCTGATGCCATCAATTGGGCTAGGCTTTTGCTGTACAGCACGCATCATGATCTCAGCTGCGCACGCATAGCTCTTGCCGTC